ACTAACTCACTATCATGGCTACAACTACTACTTGGAACATTGCTTCACTTGACCGTGAAACTGCTGACGGTTATGTATTTACTGCTCACTACACTGTAAACGCTACTAACGAAACTTATAGCGCAGGTGCTTACGGTTCAGTTGGTCTTGAAAGGTCTGACACCCTTGTACCTTTTGCTGATCTCACTGAAGAGACCGTTGTTGGTTGGGTAAAGGCAAAGCTTAACGAAGAAAACGAAGATACTGTTTCTAATGTAGAAGCAGCACTTCAAGCACAACTTGATGAGCAAGCAGCTCCTACTAAAGCATCCGGTCTACCTTGGTCAACTAACTAATTATCAAATGTGATTGAAGCAGCAATATCACAGGCAACTTCAACACCGCCCTTGGACGAGACGCTACTTTCTCAGTATAAACATATTATATGAATACCACACAACTGGACACTCGGATCCGAGAGGACTTCCGGGTGTTCCTTTCTTTAGTGTGGCGTGAATTAGATCTACCTAAACCTACAAGAGCACAGCTCTGTATTGCTGAATATCTACAAAATGGTCCTAAGCGATTACAGATCTCTGCTTTTCGTGGGGTGGGTAAGTCTTGGATTACTGCTGCATTTGTCCTCTGGACTCTATACAAAGATCCAGACAGAAAGGTGATGGTGATCTCTGCATCTAAAGAAAGAGCAGATAACTTCTCGATCTTCTGTCAAAAACTAATCCTTGATATCTCATGGCTAAACCACCTTGGTCCCAAAGACTCCGATCAGCGTTGGTCACGTATCTCCTTCGACGTTGGTCCTGCCAGACCACACCAGGCACCGAGTGTCAAGTCTGTTGGCATTACAGGACAGATGACTGGGAGTCGTGCCCATTTAATGATTTTCGACGACGTTGAAGTCCCTGGTAACTCTGCAACAGATATGCAGAGAGAAAAACTCCTACAACTAGTAACTGAAAGTGAATCAATCCTCACCCCGGACGACGACAGCCGGATTCTTTTCCTTGGCACACCACAATCGACGTTCACGATCTACCGCAAGCTTGCAGAGAGGTCATACCGCCCCTTCGTCTGGCCTGCGCGTTATCCCAAGAGTGATGCCGGTTACGAGGGGCTCCTCGCACCCCAGCTGGTTGCAGACCTTGAGAAAGGAGTGGAGAGAGGGACACCCACCGACACCAGATTTAGTGACCTAGATCTGATGGAAAGAGAGGCCGCTATGGGCCGCTCTAACTTTCAACTTCAGTTCATGCTTGATACAAGCTTGTCTGATGCTGAGAAGTTCCCTCTTAAGTTCCAAGACCTAATCGTTACCAGTCTTGGTAATGAGTGTGCAGAACGTTATGCCTGGTCTGCTGATCCTAGATATATGATCAAAACACTGAACCCCGTAGGACTGCCCGGAGATCGCTTCTACGGGCCGATGTTTATTGATGAGGGTATGTGTGACTATCAGGAGACAATCGTCTCTGTAGACCCTTCTGGACGTGGCTCTGATGAAACTGTGGCATGTGTACTCTCCCAAGCAAATGGCTATGTCTTTGTTAGGGATATGCGGGCTTATAGAGATGGCTATAGTGACGATACTCTATCTGATATTGTCCGACTTGGTAAGAAGTACAAAGCTTCTCGCCTCCTGGTTGAATCTAACTTCGGAGACGGGATGATCTGCGAACTGTTTAACAGACACATCCAACAACAGTCGGCTGGGTTCTCTACCGAAGAAGTCAGAGCAACAGTAAGAAAAGAAGAACGCATCATCGATACCCTAGAGCCGGTGATGAACCAACACAAATTAATTATAGACCCTAAGGTCTGGGAGTATGACTATGCTAGCAATCCTGAAGCACCTCCTGAGAAACGATTGGAGTACAAGCTCGGATATCAAATGTCCCGCATGTGTAGAGAAAAGGGAGCTGTTAAACATGACGACAGAATTGACTGCATGTCTCAAGGAGTTCAGTGGTTTATCGATTCGCTCGCTCAAAGTGCTCACAAAGCACAAGCAATGAGAAAGCACGAGGAGTGGAAGGCAATGATGGATGCTTTTGAAAATCAACCACAACTAGCAACAGATGCCCTTGTCTTAGGACACTCCTTTAAATCAATCAAATCCGCTGGTAGCACTAAGGTTTGGGACTGGGTGTAGCTCTTAAGGCCCACCTACGCTAGAGGAGTGGTGCCCTTTAGCGTGGATATGCGGTGAGATTGGAGACGACCTGAGCTAATACTCGGTCTCTCCTTTCTTTATCCTTCACCCACACAACCAACACAACGTAATAACACTTGCAGGGTTTAAGTCCCTACCGGCAGACTCCCACCCCGGTTAAACAGACAGTAAGTTGAACTACATACACACACTCGAAAGAGACAGTCACACCCAGGCTGGTCTCGTAGACAGTACGAGGAACCCCCCTGGGTGAATCGGACTAGTCACAGAGCTGGTGGAAGTGATATTAACAATCACAATCACAACACCATATACATATAACCATATCCACC